GAACTCTATAGCAATATAGAGAAGGGTAAAGAACTCTATCCTCAAGAGCCTTATTTCTTTATAGAAGTCTTTACTCGGCAAGACAAGATAATGCTACGTACACTGGTTTCTACCTTTGTAGCGCGTATTACTTGTCCCACACCTGCATTCAATCAAACGGTTTATAGATATATCAAATCTGAAGATGTACTTGAATATGTCTGGACCGTACCAAGCAACGAACGTTGCCTATATTATTTGAAGAACCCTATAAGTGCTAATGAAGGTGAACGCGCTCTTATAGGTTTTGTTCATGATTTAAAGGATGGTACGCTTGAAAAAATAGCGCGTGAATTAAACCATGAAGAGTATCAAGCAGGTTTAGCATTTGTACAAGACAACAATGAAGGAGATATCTATGTTGGATGACATGACAGCAATGAACTTTGAAACAGAAGCAGACTTCAATCAAGCAAGTGGCATATCTGAACAAACACCAGTACAACAAGTGCAAGAAAAAGTAGAAACTCCTGCTCCTAGTGATGTAGAGCAGCCAGTACAGCAAGAAGTTGAAGCAAAACCAGAAGAAGAAACTCCTCAAGCCTCTCAACGTGAGTCTGATGCTGCTTATAACTTTCGGTTACTGAGAGAACGCCAAGATGAGCTTGAAAGACGTGCTAAACAAGCTGAATATGAACTTGAACAAGAGCGTCGCAAGCAAAAGGCGGTTAAAGAACAACTAGATCCTCTTGATGATGATGATTTTACAACAGGTAAGCATCACAAGAAGACTGTTGAAGAGCTTAATCTTCTTAAGGCACAACTAGAGTATATGCAAATACAGCAGAACTTACGTACGCAGTACCCTGACTTTGATTTGGTAGTAACTGAGAAGAATCTGGAAGAGTATGCCAAGCGTAAACCGTTAAAGTGGGCGCAAATAGCAGATGATCCTAATGTTTATCGCAAACAAGCACTTGCTTATGAAGAGTTAAAAGAGCTCGGCATAGTAAATGGTGATCCATACAAGGCAGAAAAGACTGCTATAAAGCAAAATAGTGTTAAACCTCGTTCTGCTGCCACTATTTCTGCTCCTGCAACAGAGTCTCCATTGTCTCAAGCTACCGCTTATGCAAATGGTGATATCTCAGAAGCAAAAAGACGTGCTAACTTCAGATTAATGTCTGAACGAGCTGATCAAGAGACGTGGTAATGAGTATTTGGTTGAAAATCCAGGTGGTTTCATGGAAGTAAAAGTCTAAAAGCCCACGGCTTAATAAGCCCCCTAACCATGACTGAGTGTCCCACTAGTCATGAGATAAAAACCCAGGTTTTAGCGCTCCTGCTTATCCTGGGTTTTTTTATTGCTCTAAATCCTTCATGTTGTGGTATATATGTTTTGAACGTAAGAGCGTCGTTCACTCACACATGTTCTGGATTGTTAGAGCTACCACTTTAAAAGTGCTTTGCTCGGGGAAGTCGTCCATACCCACACGCGGCGTACGTAGAGACTCGCCAGCTCTAAGTCATCACATATTTTATTTATCAAAAGGGTTTCCCATGGCCGGTTTATCGCCTATGGTTACACCAGACAGCTTGCCATCACCAGTGCAGGCATATTTTGATGAGATGATTCTCAGTACACCTGTGGCTAACTATCCCCACAGTGCTTGTGCTGTTATGAAGAACCTTCCTCAAAATGCTGGTCCTAAAATTAGAATGCGTCGTTATAATCCTCTTGGAAGCGCTATTGTACCACTCGGAAATGATGGTATAGAGCCAGCTCCAGTAGACTTTACTGGCGTAGATATCGATGCAGAGCCGCAATTGTATGGTATGTGGCTTCGTATACACGAGTCAGTCACATTAACCAATAGCGATCCTGTTATGAACAACGCTGCAAAGCGTCTTGGCGATGCTCTTCGTAAAACCGAAGATGAACTCGTTAAGAAATGTCTGCTTTCCTCTGCAACAACTATCTTCTGCACAAACGGTGGTAACGGTCGTTTCCCTGCAACAGAACTCAACCGTATTGATATTGATGAAGTAACAACCTTACTTCTTGGTAACAACGGTATGATGATTTCTGAGGGTATGCCCGGTGCAGACATGTTTGCAACAGCTCCAGTTCGTGATGCTTACTTTGCTTTTGCCCACACTGATCTTTGTGGTTCACGTGGTCTTGGCCAAGTAGAGGGCTTCCTTTCGAAGAACGCTTATCCTTCGTCAAAGAATGAAAGTAAGTATTCGGAATGGGGTACCGTTGCGAATGCCAGATTCTTGGTATCGTCAGTGGCTGCTAAAGAAATTAACGGCGCTGGTGTTGGTGTCGATATGTACACAATCCCATTTGTAGCACAAGAGTCTTATGCTTCTGTTAAGTTAGCTGGCTATGCAAGTCAATTTGTATATCGTCCTGCTCACCTTAATGGTGCTCTTGCTCTGTTCTCTACACTCGGATTTAAGATGCGTCACGCAAGTGCCATTTTGAATGACCAATGGGTAGCACTCTTAAAATGCACATTGGCGTAAGGAGACATCATGGAAAACTATAACGGCTATTGTGGTTCGTTTACTCAAGGCGCAACTGCAACGGATAAATTCCTTACGATGCGTTCAGACATTGACTGGATTGAAGTATGGAATGAAACAAATCAAACAGCAGCAGCAGCAGGTGCTATCCACTTCTATTTCCAACGTGGTATGGCTTCAACTGACTTCTATCTTGATTCAAAGAAGGCTGCTACGTTTGAAACATTGGCAACAAAAGAAACAACAACTGGTTTTATCTTAACTGATACGTCCATTGTTACTGCTTTTGCTCCTATTGCAATTACAAATGTTAGTGCGGCTGGTGTTGTATTAACAGCTAATACAGCTGGTCTTTCAGTTGGCGATCTTGTAAGACTATATACCATTGTTCCTGTAGGTGCCGCTGTTGGTGGTCACCAACTTGAAGGTATAGATTGGCAAGTAACAGCAATTAACCCAGGTGTATCTTTCACTGTCGGTTATTTACCTGCCATTGTTGATACTGGTGTAATTACTGGTATCTACAAAAAGATCCAATACTCTGATCTTTACCTTCCTCATACGGTGGTTATTACGGCGATTACTGCTGCAAATCCTGCTGTAGTATCATGCTCACGTGACCATGGTCTTACAGAAGGTCAAAAAGTACGTATCATGGTTCCTGATGTCTGTGGTATGCGAGATTAATAACAAAGCGGTAACAATTACTGCGGTAACTGCAAATACGTTTACCACTGATATTAGTTCAGTTGGTTTTACGGCGTTTGTATTCCCAGCAACTGCCGCTGCTCCTTGCAACCAAGCAATGGTAGTTCCTTTTGGTGAAGCTGCTGAAGCTGTCTACGTTAACTCTTTTGATGATGCGAAAACTAACGTATCTGCAATTGGTGTAACGTTAAAGACAGGCGCTGCACTTCCTGCAGGTATTGCTAATAACGTTATCAGATGGAGAGCTGGTAAATCAGCTGTCGTCGATAACCAATAACTATAAAAGAGAGGGTAGAGTAAAATCTGCCCTCTCTTTCTTTAAAAGGGATGAAGAAATGACAAATGAGAATCAAGAAATTAAAAAGACGCGTAAAACAGTAGAGTCAGTATCTGGGCAAGAAGTTCTTCTTAGTGTAGGTAAACCAGAACTCTATGAAGCCCCAACTACACAGACGAACTTTGCGTCTAAGGCTGGTAACAATGTTACTATAGAGGGACTCGATAAACCTTTAAGTGAAAATGCTATTCTTTCTAAAGCTAAAAAAGAAGGCAAACTTACCGAAAGAGAAATAGCTTACCTAAAGGCTAAAGACTTAGAAAATGTACGTGGTATCTTCCATTTCTGGGAATGCAAAGGCGGTATACTTAAGTTTGATCTCATGAAGTATAAGAACACGAAGCCTGACTGGGAAATGGTCGATGGCCAAATGTATACCGTGCCTCTTTATGTGGCAAAGCATTTGAATACAACTGGTTTTATAGAAGAAGAAAAGACGATACAAGATCCTGTAACGCTACAATACCGTAAGTTGAAGCAAAATCGTCGTCGTTACAGCTTTGAGTCGCTTGAATTCTTACCGCCTGAGGTTATTGGTACTTCGACAGAGTATGAAGGGCTAGTAACTCCTGATAATTCTATTATCTTATAGTTGAGATTGTCCTAGAAGCAGTCTTTTCGTGGTATTAAGCGCATCTTTTCCTAGGTGCGCTTTTTTATTACTTGAAAGGCACTCTCTCGCTGTAAACTCTTTTGGTGTATAAAACATTAAGAGAGGAATGCTTATGGCAGCCGTATCGACTTTAGCTCAGATACAAACGATGATACGTAAGTTGACTCGTTCCGTATCTGAAAGCCAAATAACTACACCACAAATAAATGAATATATAGATACTTTTGTGCTCCATGACTTACCTGCAAATATAGCGCACAACTTCTTAAAGACAACCTTTACATTTTATACTAAGCCTGGTGTAGACACTTATGGAAATAGCACTGTTGTTGGTGATGATTTTTTTGATTTTAAGAACATATATACTTCTATCCGTCAGCCTGTCTTTGTAAATGGTAATAGAGCTTTCTTTTCTCAGTCTCGTGATGAGTTTTATGGACTCTATCCCTTATTAACGCCGCCAACAAACGAAGTACTCTCAAATGGTACTAATACGTATGCTGGTAAATTAAGTATCTACAATAGTACTGGTTCTACAACTAACTATGCGATTTTGCGCAACACCGTCTATTTTGCTGCACAAAATCTTCTTGGTGAGCCTTTTAAAGTCTATGATACTGGCGTAACTGATCCTATAACAGGTCTTGGTGAGCTTACTGGCAACGGTACGGGTACTATAGATTATGACACCGGTGACTACACAATTGTCTTTAATCAAATTCCTGCGGCTACTACTTATGTAGTTTCATCTTGCTATACCTATACAGCAGCACAACCTACGATGATTCTCTTTTATGATACTCAACTCATTCTTAGACCCGTGCCTGATAAGGTCTATAAGATCCAGATAGGTGCTATTATGCGCCCTAGTTCTATGGGTGCCGATGGTACTACTCACCCAGATCTTGATGATTGGTCTGAGTATATTGCTCTTGGTGCAGCTATGAAGATCTACCGTGACAGGTTTGATTTTGAGTCAGCAAATGCGCTTAAAGAAGACTTTAGAAAACAAGAGATAGTTTGCATGAGACGTGTAATAAGGCAGCAAACTGATCTTCGCTCTACTACTAATATAATGTCGAATCAGTATTCAAATGGTTTTAATGAGATTTGGAGATAGTCATGGCATATAATGATACACCGTTAGCTAATGAAGCTAAAAATACGTCTCAGCCAAGAATAAGAAATAACTTTAACGTACTACAATCCTTCTTAGCTCTTAATCATGAAGATCCTGATACAGGTACAGGTAAACATAGTTTTGTTACATTGCCAGTACATGCGGCCCCTGTAACAGCAAATGGTGAAGCCGCTGTCTATACAAAGACAGTAAATGCTCATAGTGAGCCTTATTTTGTTCGCGATAATGTTATTGCCGATGAACTTCCTTTAAGTACAGTTTTTAATCATGTACAGGCAACTTTAAATTATGCTATTTTGCCAGGTGGTCTTAAGTTGCGTTGGGGCTATGCTCAAACAGGTGCTATGCCAAATGCTGAGATAGATATTAACCTTAATGCTGCACCTGTTCCTGCTGAGGCAAGATTCACGCAGGTTCCTGTAGTTATTCTGACTAGACAACATACTGGATTAGGGTTGGCGGCAGAGGCATCAGCTCATACCAATCGTGGCGTGTATGTTGAAAATAATACCTATGCAGCGCCAAACTGTACTATGCACATAGTCTCTTTTACAACCGCCTCATCGAATACAAAAGAGCCAAATGTAAACTTTAACTATTTAGCTATAGGTATTTAACCATGAGCGACAGATTTTCAGTCGGACCGATGAAATCTGGTCTGCAAACTGGCGTTAAGGCTTTTGCTATAGCTGATGATGCATATGCTCAACTCAATAATGCTTATATCTTTAGAGGTAGATTGAGAAAGCGATTCGGTTCTCGCTTTGTACCCACAGAGACTGCGCCAACTTTAGGTTATGAACATCTTTCTTCGCGTTTAAGAATAAAGATAGGTACAACTGATGCAGTAACGGGAAACTTTACAGCGAAAACAGTTCCAGTAAGTGCTCCAAATACACCAATAGTTACACCAGCAGTAGGTCAAATCTTCTCTATAGGCACAGCAGTTTATACGGTTACAGCATTAGGTGTACCAGCAGATTTACTTCGTTCTGACGGGTTACCTCAAGGCACTCATCCTGCAACCTTTAATACGACAACAGGCGCCCTTAATATCACCAATGTTAATCTCTATCCATTAACCGATGTTTATTATTATCCATCGCAAGCGGTAACGGGTCTTGGTGAATTGCATTACGATGGTGAAGACTTCGACTCGATTGCTTTTGATGGAAGTTATGCCTATAAACGTGCAAATACAGGTTGGGATGTTTTAACGGGTGACTTCTCCACTCAGTATTGGAAAAGCACCGATCATGATTTCTTCTGGACATGTAATTCTCGTGGTGCTACTGCCAATAGCAATATTTTCTTTGCCACAAATTATACAATAGCTGATGGTATTAAGTATTGGAATGGTGCTAATTGGATAGATTATGCTCCTTATACTATTTCAAACACTCAGTGGATTAATTCAGCAAAAATTAT